CGCAGAACCCCGTCCTTTCCCAACTTTATGGCCAATTCCCCTCACAAAACTACAAAAATCTTCCACGATTAAAAAATAATCTGCGAAACCCATTTCTGAGATTACTCTCATTTCATAGTCCAGTCGTTCCCATAACCCAGGACTTAAAGCTTCGGGAGGGTAACGGTTAAACATCCCGTCAGCGCACTTTTGCTTAAATATTGCCTCGGCATTGGGAGAAAATTTAATTGGCTTAACAACGTTAAATAAGCTGTAATCCTCAAACTTATCCGCGATTTTTAGGGTATTATCTAGGGCTACGTTAATCTCCTCTGACGATAACCCAGAATTGTCATAGAAGTGTTGGAAAATTTCTTCCCTCGTTTTTACATACTCCTCACCGGTGTACTCGAAGTTATTAAGCCTTTCCGATCCTAAAGTGGCATTACCCTTCATGCCTATACTTAACGCGAGTGTTTGACTAAACCAATCTTCCTTACCCAAGAAGTGAGCGTCGTTGGTAATTATTCTCGCAACATTTAATTTTTTACCTAACTCGACAATTTTTTGAGTATGACTTGGCCAACTTTTCCTTATGCCGTAGTGGCAGTGCAATTCTAGATAAAGCCTGTCCTTAAAGACGGCGCGGTATTTAATGATCCACTTCTTAGCCCTAAGCTCATCTCCCGCGCTAAGGCTTTGGTTTAGCTCGGAGCTAATGCAGCCACTTAAAATTATCAACCCAGCATTATGGGAGAAAATTTGAGCATTAGTAACACAAGGCTTTTTAGCCTTCCCGCGTACTTGCTCTAAACTGGCTATCGTGCTTAAACGGCATAAGTTTTTGTAACCCTCTAGGTTAATTGCAATAGCGGTTAAGTGGTAATAGTCTTTTCCGTTGGCGGTTTTTTCCCCACCCTCTTCCATTACGTATAACTCGCAGCCTATCAGGTGCTTAATCCCCTCTTTTCGGCACTCCTTAAATAGCTCAAAAGCCGCAGACATACTCCCATGATCGGTAATGCAAGCTGCGGGTAAGCCCTGTACCTTACTAAACTCAACTAATCTCTTAACGTCTATGTCACCATCAAAGTTTGAGCCTCTGCGGGTGTGGTTATGAAGAGATATGTACTGCTGCATATTTTTAAAAATGTTTTGTGTAAATTTACCCTAGCACACTCTACCGTCGTTAGGCAACTATTTTTATTTACAAAAACTACTTGACATCCCTACCGTTGTCAAGTAGGATGAGGAAAGAAATTAACTTAGCGATTATGACCACAAAACCAATCAAGTCCAACGGGATCAACCTGTCGCGTCCAATAGTAATGGCCGACGAATTGGGGCTAAACATTTCCCAAACTAACGAGAATGCTTTAAATACTTACGTATTTAAAACCTTTAAAAAGTGGGGATTTGTCCCACTTTCTAAAGGTTTATTTCCCATTCAAAAGGAAGATGCCAGATATCCATCTGAAGAAAAATTAACTCAATCCATAGTCCAGAGTTATTTCAACTTTACATTATTTAATGGAACGTTTGGCAGACCTAGCAAAGAAAAATTAGACGCTTCTAGTTTAGCTATAAGTATGGGGTATCCAGGACAAATAAGCAGAAGTAGTTTAAATGCTTATGTAGTGGGGGAATTAAAAACACTGGGCTTATCTCCCAACCAAGGAAGGCTTGGCGCAATAGGCTTAGGATTAGGGTTAAACGCTTTTGATGGGGGAGTCTATCCCGTAAATAATCCCATCATAAAACGTATTATCCGCGAGTTTTTTGAAGATATCCAGGGACAAGGCTTCAACGATGAAGTTGAACGGTACGCCATAAGAATTTCCGCATAATTCGCACCCTAACTTAAAAAATAAAATTAAGTTAGGGGGTTTCTTAAATAAGGATAGGGTAAAAAATGACAGTGTTTTTAAATCTTCCGTACAAATTAATAAGATTGGGAGAAAAGGATAGAGAAGTCTGCCAGATGGTAGCTTACACGCTGGAAGAATTGCATGATTTTGCAAAAAAACTAGGACTTAGCAAAAAGGATGACTTTGAAGATTGTGTCGTACCCCATTACTTAGTTCCTTTGGAATTAAGAGACAAGGCATTTAACTTGGGCGCACAATCTTCACTAATACAAGACCTTAGCCAAATTACGACAATAAGAAAACGCCAAACGGTACAAAGCGCAATACAAAAAGAAGTAAGGAAACGCGGGAGAAAGAAAAAATGTACAAGTATTTCCTAGGAATTGACCCAGGACAAAGCGGCGCAATTTCTATAATTAATTCCGAGGGAGTATTAATTAAGGTTATTTCTTTCAAGAATCATATTAGGGTTTTGTGGGGATTTAAAATAATTAACGCTAGAACTATTGCTGAAGAACTTCGGGGATTAATTAAAGATTTCTCGGAAGTGACCGCCCTTATTGAGAGGGTTAACTCTTATAACCAGGGCAGAAATAGCGCATTTAACTTTGGTGCTAATGCCATAGGATTAGTCTTAATATTAGAAGTGTTGGGAGTTGGAGAAATTAACTCAACTCCGCCAACTGAGTGGAAAGATTTAATGGGCGTATCTGTAAAAAATTTAGGGACTTTTAACGGTAAGGATAAAGATAAGGCTCTTAAAAAGTTAAGTGAAGCGAGAGCTAATAAGCTTTTTCCTTACTTTAAATTTAATCCTTCTGCTACAGCAGATGAGGAAGAGTCGGCACTTTTGGCTTATTTATGTTGGAATAGTAATAAAGGAAAATAAAAAAATGCAACCATCTCAGTCGGAATTAGAGTTTTATCAAGATCGCTGTCCGGCGTTGATAGATAGCGGATGGGAGTGGAGTGATCACCAATCATTCCTTTCGTCAATGGCTATTCGCAAACTGGAAGATATTTCATACAGGGGAAAGCTCGTTTGCGTCAGCGTCCATTACCACAATAACGGAACACAGTCTCGTTTTTGGGTACAAATTAGAAACATGGAGTACCCATCTTTTGTCTACAATGATTGGGTTAGTGTAGATGCCTACAAAGCCACAAGTCAAGAGTTGTTTGACGCAGCTACCAATGCCGCTTCTTCCTTATTAAAAAGTAAATTAGAAGAGATATTGGACGCGGAAAAAGAGATTGAGCAAATAAAACTAGAACAAAGGAAAATAAAATGGAAATTAAAATTAAACCAAATGGCGAAAAAGTTTTTATTTTTAGCAAGGATCAGGACTGTGCTAAAAGAGTTTTTGAGAGTTCTTTAATGCTAGGCAATATAGGGTTAGAAGGTTTAATTAAAGCCGCAGTTTCCGCCCACGTTGAACTATTAAAAGAAAAAGATAAAGCTTGGGACACAATAACGGAATTAATTAAGGAAATACATCCGTTAGAAAACGATGAAGAACTTGAATACAATCACATCAGCGGCGAGTTTCGTGTAATTAAAAACAAGGGATAGTAAAAAATGTTTGATTTTTCTGGGATAAAACCAAGTTACGATGTTTTAGTCTGGGCTTCAGAAGATACCAATATGTTTTGGATGGAGTTCTCTACTAGTGCAGAATTAAAAATATCTGTACAGAAAGATCTTAGAGAAAAAGCTTTCGGGGTGATCGGAATGCCCTGCGATGAGATTCTGTGGATACAGTCGCCTGTTGGGATGGACAGGCGACAAGTAATGGAAAGAATTTGCACGACTCTTGAATTAGAAGGTTTCAAGATCGAGCGGAAATTGATTCCAGAACACAAAACCTCTTCAGAGGTTGCGCCAATACAAAGTTTTATAATAGGGTAAAATTACCGCTCCCATATTTTTTTAATTTATGGGAGTAAATTTATATTGTCCCACAGATTTAAAATTTGATAATGGTGGCAGAAGTAGGATGAAGAGAAAAATAACTAAACCTAGACCCGCGCCAAAAAATATTATTATTCCAAATAAATTAAGGAAATATGCTATTAACTAAGACTTCTTCTCTGCGCCATCCCATCATAACAGATACGCGATCGCAAAAAAATCTTAAAACGCAGAGTCAGGTGAATGGTGTCAAAGGATTTTTCTTTTAATAAGGATTTCTCTTGACGTTTTTTAATCTACCATTGCGGCGCGCTGTATTACGTAAATTAAGTAAGTAAAAATACTTTGCTATAATGTAAAGAATTATACTCATTTACATTTACTCTAATGGATGACTTTAAGTTTTTGGAGATCATAGAATTGATGCCTGGATATGTCTCTGCAATAAGCTTGGATTTAAGATATATTGCCGTTAGCCCAGGATTAAAAAAATTTGCCTCGGAAAAAACTCTTAACGGACAATCAATTGATTGCGAAGTTGGATGCGAGGGTCTACCGCAAAGGATGAAGGTTTTGATTAACACACCCGTCGGAACTGAGGATAAATGGATTTATAGGCAAGAAAGGTATCCGAAAACCCAAGTTTTAATGGTGGTAAGTAAAAAATTTGAGTGGGGAATCTTAAACGTAGCGACAGACATAACGGAAGTTATTGCTAACGAAGAAAGGCTTTTCAATATATTAAATTACCTCCCTTCTGCATTAGCTTTAAGTAACGAGAGGAATGATCTTAAGGCTTTAATCCTCGCACTAAATCCTAGCGTAAGTGGGGAAAAACCCCAAAACACTAGCGTGGTAGAAGTAGAAATTTTATCAAAGCAAGCCTTGGCTAAATATTCCCAATTAGAAAGGGATATTTTTATAGACCAGGATAGCCTCATGGCTAGACTAAATAAATTAGAAGTGCGCCAAAGTAATGACGATGAGGAGTGGGAGAAATTCACAGAAAATAGAGACGAAATCCAAAAACTAGCATCATTAGCTCGGTTTTTTAACAACATCCCAGGAGGTAAAAAAACAATAATCATAATAATTATTATGATTAACATTACAGCTACTATAGTAGTAAATGCAGTTGTTAAATATTGGGGAATCTCACAATTTATTATTCCTAGTGAAATTAAGGAATTAATTAAGTAAATAAATTTAATTATTCCTAAAAATACCTGGAAAACCACCATACCTTAATAAGTTTTGGTATCTTCCGCAACTATCTAAATCTTTACCGCAAACGCTATTAACTAAAGTTGTAGCATTGCCAAAGATATCAAAGTTTAGCGCAGTTGTGGCTGCACAGTTAGAGTCCCTAAACTCCCAGCCACAACGCCTTAAGTAAGTTCTTCCAGGAATTTTTCTTCTCTCTAGTGAAGCTAGTGGGATTAAATTAAATTCAAACCCTATGCCATATTGCCCAGTCCAACTGTTTATTCTTAAGCTAAACTCTACAAACTGTGTAGGATCTTCTGAACTTTCCCCATCCAAAAACATTTTTAAAGTTCTTTTAACGTTAACGGATGCACCAATTACATCTTCTTCGTAATTGTCAATTAATATTCCAACTACTCCATCAATATCCGACACATTTAATTTACTACTTAATTCTGTACCCTCTCCTGATTGCCCCAGCCAAGATATTTCGCAAGGTCTAGCTAAATAAGTCAAGCCTTGGAAGTTAACCGTAGATAAATTACAAAATCTTAAAATCTGGGAGTTTGCTGTAACTGTAATTAAGTCTATAGGACTTTCTACATCCAAAGATTGTAATTCTTTTGCTAAATTAGTCATAAATTATTTAAACCCTAAAATATTAATTTTTTTCTGAAATAAACGAGGTCGTCTGATTCACTTGAAGACCATATCCACTTAGCTGTTGTCCCATCCATGTTAGCTATAGTAGGCCACCTTCCCCCTTGGTAATTCGATACTTCCGTGGCATTAGTCCACGAACTTTCATTAAAACCTAATTCTTTCCATCCAGTTTGCTCTGTAAGAGAATATTTCCAACTAGAGTCGGTATTAATTCTACTTCCGTTAACCGATATGTCGCCCAACAGTCCAGAAATAACCCCAAAATCACGGCAAGCAACAGCTATCTGATTCTCATACAAAAAATCCACAGAAAAAACATTGGCAACATACCAATTACTCCCACTTCCTACTTCCACACCATTTAGGAAAAGAGTGAATGCGTTATCGCAAGTCATACGAATAACTCCGATAAACTCCGACGGACTCGGACTCGTTTCCTTTAAAATTAGCCTTAATTCCCAACAATCCAAACCTTGAGGAATAACTTGCGGCTCACCATCAAAAACATAAGTTTTGTAATCTTGCCAAGAAAATTCTCGCCATCCAAAGGTTTTGTAGCCCGCAAAATCCTTAATTATCGCCCAAATCTCATTAAATTTTACAGTGGTTAATCCCGGTATCGTAATGTTAAAAGTATCTCTGCCTGAGAAGGGGACACTTCCGGTTAAGGTATATCCATCACCTAACCCGTCTCCGTTACTTTCTATTTTTTTAACCTTAGTTAACTCCCATTTAACGGGAGGTAATTCTAAAATTGCCATATTTGTATACCTGCGCGAACCGAGCTATGGTTTTTTGAATAAATCAGATAGTAGTTGTTGAATTTCATAACTAAACATTCAAGTAAGTGTCAGTTTCGGGGTTAAAATTACCTGTGTATCTGACCGCTTTTGTTAACCGCAGGTGAGATAAATAGAATTGAGCAAATGCTAAATAACCATTTACACCATTTGTACCTATCACAATTCTTTCACCTGTGAAGCTTTCAGTTGAGCTAAAACTGACGGTTAATGTACCGTTTAAAAACCATTTAAAGTTATTGCCACTTCTAACTAAGGCGTGATGTTGCCATGTATTAATAGTTAATTGCTGCAATCCTGTTACAGTTGCGTTTTGTCTCCAGAAAGAAAAAGTACCACCAAAGTTAGAATACACAGGATTAAGTGTTGCTAGGCTAGGCATTGTCGCGTTGGCATTCCAAGCCATGATCCCGTTAGGGGAAGTGGAGTAAGGATACACCCACATCTCTAAAGTGAAATTATCTGACCCTAGAGTATAAATGCTATCTACTGGTGTGCCTATAAAACAATTGTTTGTGCCATCAAAATAAAGACTACTGCCACCATATTTACTTTGCGCTGTACTAATTTGAGCAGTGCCAAAAACAGAAATTGTTTTAGGAGTTGGTGAACTGTCAATGATATTTGTACTACCATTAGATCCATTTCCTTTCAGAAATAGAGCTACGTTTGCGGCAAAAGGATCTACACCACCACTAACAATAGGATTAAAAAAACCAACTGGAAAAGTAAACATGATTAAACCTCAACTGATATAGGAGCTAATGTAATTGCACTAGATGATCTAGCTACTCCAGTTAACATATTAACTTTATTAGCTGTTGTATTAACTGTAGTTGTATCACCAGTTAATCGTTTAAATATAGCATCAAGTGTAATAGTTCTACTACCAGTTGCATCTTGAATTAAGTAGATGATATAAGTTGCTCCAACTTGAATGTTGTTCATGGTCAGAGTCAGGTTTCCAGTTAGAGTTAGTATGAAAACATTACTAGCACTACCGTCTAAAGTTACTGTCCCAGTAGCAGAATTATTAATAACAGGTGTAGCATATTGTGTTTGAGTAAATGCTTGAACTCTATTTAATGATGCTAATGTTCTAACTGTACCATTATTAACGTCTCTAGTTTTAAATAAGTTATCAGTGCTATCGACATAGAAACCAACTTCGTTAGTTGATGTAGTAATGGGACTTCCAACAGGAGTTAATATAAATCCAGATGCGGCATTTAAACTACCAGCACTTCCAGTAGAACCTTTATCTCCAGCTATTGTTATGTTCCAACTAGTATAAGTTCCACTACCAACTGCATTATCTGATGTAATAGTAACTGAGGTACTACTAACAGCAGTAACTACACCTTCCATATAGTTAGAAACATCATACGCAGCACGCAATCTCGTACTAACTAACCATCCTAAGTTAGAACTAGCAGTATAAGTAAACGTCTTACTACCAGTTCCAATACTATTAGACATTGTAGAAGTTCGCGTAACATCAACATTAACACCACTACTTTCAAAAGTAATAGTATCTGTAGTGGTGTTAGTTGTAATAGTCATTCCAGTTCCAGCAACTAACGTAATAGTATCACTAGCACTATCAGCTACTACATCAGATTGACCACTAACTGCAATTGTAGTAAAGGTATTACTAACAGCAGTTCCTGTGATAGTTAATGTATCAGTTGTAGAATTTGTAGTTAAGGTAATACCACTACCAGCAGCAATAGTTAATGTATCAGTTCCATTATCAGCTACTAGATCAGGTTGTCCAGCTACAGTTATTGTACTAAATGTATTAGTGACGCTAGTTCCAGTAATAGTAATAGCATCGGTTGTGGCATTAGTAGTTAATGTAATACCAGTTCCTGCAACTAGAGTTAAACTATCATTAGTTTGATCTGCAACTACATTACTTTGTCCACTAACTGCAATAGTAGTAAATGAAGGTGAAATAACACTAATATTTCCATCTAAACTCCAAGTATCATTAACCTTCTTATAAATATTAGCATTATCATAATTAAGATAATATGAACCATCTTCACCAATTAAACTACTAGGAACACCATTATCGCTATACCATACTGTTGCACTAGTTGAGAATAACTCACTCAGGTTACTTGTTATCTCATATAACTCACTAACACTATGATCAATAACTGTAACAACTCCAGTGTATTTAAATGCAACAAACACTTCATAACTATCAGTAGGAAATGTACTACTGTTAGATGGAGTTGAAGTAGTTACACTTAATGGTGTATATAAACCATAATTACTAGATGGTGTTGCTAATGTAGAACTAGTAAAGTCACTATAATTAAGTACATAAACATCATTACTAGCAGATGGAGTTATGTTAACTTCAGTTACGAATACGGCATTACTACTATTCTTAATATAGATAACAACATTAGTTGCATTAAACTTACCTTTACTAGAACCTGCAATAAGAGCATCAGGATAATTACTTCTAACACTAGTTGGATAATTAACAGTTACAGATAACTTCTTAGTGTTATTTAACGCGAAGCTACCATAACTAACTGGAGTTCCTATACCATTAACTGTACTAACTACACATCGCTTAACTGCACTAACGAATGAACTAGTAGTTGATGCGAACGAAGTACCATTACTAGTAAGAAAAATATACTGGTTGGCGGTATTAGAACTTAACCCCGTTATAGTTTCGGCGGATATATCATTAAGTTCATAATTATTAACTATTCCACTACCCTTACTCTTAATTACACTAAGTCCAACATCAGAATAAATGCGCCACTTATCATATTCGTTGTAAATTAAGTTGCCGAATACACCAGGAGTATAGATACCGCTAGTTGGAGCAAATGTAACGTATGTAGTTAAGTTAGCTAGATATGGAACATTGTTATCTAAATCAGTAATGGTGAATTTAGGACTAACTCTAACTACAGCAGCATAACCAATGTCGAGATCCTCTGGTAATGTTAACCATTGACTACGAGGTTGATAAGTTACTTCACCACTACTAACTGAAGCATCTAATACTCCAGTTATTAAATTAACATAACCAAGTAGTTCTAGTATTAGGAGACTATCGAACAATTGAGATTTATCTTCCTCAAATAATCGCACAGTACAACTAATTCTAGTTCCACTTGAAATAATAGTGCTAAATTCATTACGTAACCAGAAGGTAACTCCATCACCTTTACTACCATCACAAGTATATGATGGTGCATTAACAATTAGATTAGGTGTGCGAACATCTTGATCACATCCATCTGTAGCTGTAGTATCAGTTATATACGTACTAATTGCACCTACTCTAAGCCATCTACCAGTAGTTGCAGTTAATACAGTTAAGTTATCTACAGTTGCTGTACTGTATTCATCGTATTCATAGTAGTAGTTGAGGTTAGTTATGTATCTTATAAGTCCCTGAATTGGTGTTGCTGGTAATGCAGCAGAGTTAGCTACAGTACGAGCAAGTGTAGTTAGCTTGAACAACTCAACACTAGTTAATATAACTGGCGAATTAAAATCAGCACTATTAACTACCATTACTTGAGTTAAGGCAGATACGTTATTAGTAGTTGATGCTGATATAACTATGTCAGACCAAGTTTCACCACTAGCTAATGATGGTAATGTTATAGTTAATGTAGATGTTGTAGTTAAAGTAACTGGAACTAATGTACTATTCAGATTAAGTCCAATTAGATTCCGACCTTGAATAGAGATATAGTAAGTTCCTGTAACTCCTAAGTTACCTGAACCATTAACTACAGATACATTACCTGAATTAAATGTAAGTTGTAATTTACCCGAACTATAGGTTGTTGTCATGAGTAAGAAAATAGTGTATATGAGTAATTATAATATATGAACTTACAAGAAGCTCAATCATATATCCGCAATTTAATTCGATGTTCTTATAAAGAAAGTGGTAATAGACCTACATCAATTAGATTAAGTGGACGTACTTATAATCAAATGTCCGCTATAGCTAACCCATTTAATATGACTACAATAGCTTGGTTAGAGAAAACTTGTAATGTAGAAATAATAAATCTATCTGCTGTTAAAGAATTACCACAACTTAGTTACCTTGACATATTAGATAAACTATGATAACTAAACAACAAGTTAGCGACGTTATTAATAATGTTTTAAATGGTAAATTACCACCATTAGAAGGATTACCTGATAGAACAGCTACACTACACAATATTGGTATTTATTTAAAAGCTAATGGTTATAATACAGTACCTTATTATGGATTAGTTGAAGATTATTTAAATGTGAGATTCTGTGATCTACCAGATGTTATTACTGATATTAAACTTGTTAGTTACCTTGACATACTTAACGCACTATGAATAACCTAGATAAAGCAATCAATGAACTACTTCAACTAACATTAGTTGATAATAAACCAGTTTATTTAACTCAATTAAATGAACTTTATGAATGTAAGAAAAAAGAAGAGACGCTTAAATTAGAAATAGAACAATCAATTAATCGCGCCTATTTATTACGCCATAGTGATTATGTGCAACCAGTATTACTTGATCTATTTAAATTACAGTTAAAAGAAGCTAGTTTACCTAAAGGTTATACCTTAGATGAACTAGTTACTAAACATAACATAGATTTAGTTTTACTTAAATTAGCATTAGATCAACAAATTAAAGAGGGAAATATTAAATTACATGGTGTATTAAATAGTGAGAAACATATAGTAGAGGAACGTTATTATAGTAGGTTTAAATACGAGGACGCTACTTACTCTTAATACTATTTTTTCTTACGGTTGTTGTATTTGTTAGAGGTACAGTTATTTGTTTACCTCTAACATCAATAACATAATTACTATTAACTACATTAACTGTAACCTTATTCTTAACTAGTCTTCTTAACTCATCTTCTAGTAACTTCATATAGTCGTTCATGATCCACGTCCTAGTGTATTTGGTAATAATGAACCTAATTTAAATTCAGCATTAATAACATCAACTAGTGTTTGAGGATTTAAGTTGGTTGGTTTAACTATCTTTTCCTTTTCCATACTAACACTAATATCTCTATCAATACCCATAGTTAAGTTAGTAACTGCTGTAGTTTCAATACCAACATTAGTAACCTCTTGTTCTATAGAATGAGTTATACTAACTACTCGTCTTCGACATTGTAAACCATTAAATATAACAGTTACTTTATCTCCAGTTGTAATACTACCGTTATATGGAACAGTCATAGTTGATGTTAATGTGTTCCTAATGTCATCTATTCTAAGTTGATTATTAACAGCAGCAGTTACTTCATTTATATTCTTAGCTTTATCGAAGTTATAACTACCAGTTCTAGGATAACCACCAGTATAAGGGGTTGTCCAATAAACATATCTATAATTATTAGTAACTTTATCTTCTTCTTTCTTAGGTTCAATTAATTCATATTTAGGTGGTTTACGAGTATGTACAGGTGGTATTCCTGTATTAGTTGAACTACTTGTTTCTTCAGTAACTGCACGAAATCCAGGATCTTGTGATGTAAAGTTACTTGTATATGAGATATAAGTGTCTTCACCTTGATAGTCACTACGGAAGTTCTGTTGTTTAGCACTATTCTTAGATGATAGTATTTTAAGGAATGTTCTATTATATGTCTCCTGACCACTAGTTAATGGTGGTTCAACTGGATCTCCTGATTCGCGTTCTAAATTAAGTGGATTATCAACACTTAAGAAACAACTATATTGTTCTGCTTCAGCTATTACAAACATAGGTTCAATATAAGTTGGATCTGCTACATAACTACTAGAACCATCTTTATTGCATTGTTTAATAAACTTAGATTGTTGTCCAAATTGACGATAGTAATCTCTATGTTGAGCTAACTCATATCTCTTAGCTCCTGTAACACGAACAAACTTAAATTGATAAGTGTTATAAGTTGCAGTATCCGCACTAGATGGAGTTTCACCATCGTTAACTGCAAGTTGATATTCTTGAGTATATCTATCATCACCTTCTATATTGGCGCGAATTAATTTACGTCCAGTTAAATCATAACCAAGTAGATATCCAGTTTTATTATCATAGTTATATGTAGTTTTAGTTTCTTCAATTAGTGTCCACCAATTAGTAGCAGCACTATCTAATTCAATACTTCCACCACTAATTAATGTGATATCCCATGATGTATATGCAAATCCATAACGTCGCGTAACTTCACTTATTGGATTATTATCTTCTTCAGTTATATCTATGATAGTTTTAGTTACACCACTCTTATCATGATTAAGATCAAGTGTTTTAAGTCTAGTTATGTTAGATGGACAAGTTGCTGCATCTAAATCACCTTTAATATAAGTACGTTTAACTGGTTTACGATTTTCAAACTTAGATTGAATATCCTTAGTTGCTTCCTCAATAACTATATTACCAGCGTCATTAAAGTTATCAGGAGTTGTGTAATTGTAGATAGTTGGATATGGAATGATAAATGTATTTTCAGCAGTTAGTGATGTTACACGATTAGTTATAGTTGTTGGAACTAACGATGTGTAACTGATGTTGTTATTGATTGATCCGTAACTACCGTTAATTGGTAATGGTAAATTACGATTAATAGTAGTATTAAAGTTACTTAATATCTTATCACTATTATATGTCCAACTAGTAACAGCATTAAGTTTTCTACATACTATTACATCAGGTTTATTGTAATCAACAAATGCAGAATTAATATCAAGGTATTCATTAATTAAACTACCTAATGTTACAGTTGCATTATTATCTGATTTATCTACAATTACAGTTCCTTCAATGCCAGTTATCCTAGCTCCACTTTTAGCAGCAACTTCATTAATAGTTACGTACTTCTTAGTTTTAGCTATTTCAGTTGCATCAATTGAACATTCTGGATCTTGAAAGTTATTGTTAATATCAGTTGTATTATTAAGTGCTATTGGATAATTAACATAGTTATCCCATTTACCACGTAGGTTAATATTAACTCTTAATATATCATCATCACTAGATAACTCTTCATTATAACTATTAACTACAAACTGATATTTACTGAGATTAAATAAACTACTTACTCTAAATAGACTTCTAACTTGAGCAATGTAATTAACGCTAGTAACTAAACTAATAGATGCAGTTGGATGATCTTGAAATGATTCACTAATAGTTATGTTAGATAGAACTGGCAATCCTGCTAATCCATTTATAGTAGGTATTCTAAGTGAATTAACTATTGGTGAACTAAATACAGTTACATTAATTAAATTAACTGCACTATAAATAACTACTTTATTATTAATGTAAATAAACTCACCATTAACAGGGTTATTAATATCCTTAGCTAATGTGAATGTTCCATTTGTAGTTGTTATTAAATCAGGTAATGTATCAGTAGTTAATTCGTATGTTCCATTAATTCCCGCAGTTACAGTTGTAATAGTTGTAGTTACATTACTAAATAGCTTCGATATTAAACCACTATTAGTTAAACTAGTTGATTGTTTAAGAATGCTATTAATACAACTGTTATAGTATGTAGTTGCTAATTCCGGTAAATCTGTATTAGTAAGAATAAACATAATGTTGACTTTGTCCTTTACATTATCACTCGTTTAGTTATTTCATTAAATGTAATCTCATAATCTTCAGTATAGTTACCAGTTCTACCATTACCAGCAGATAAAGTTAGCATACCTTTACGAACTGTAGCAGTAGCATCAGTTACTTCAGGTCGCACATAATCAATTACAGTTACTGGAATATAGTTATTGTAACTACTAGTAACACTACTAATAGCTAGAAACTCTAGACAACGATGTACATTCCAATCATTGTTAACTATACGTACAGTAAATCCAACTCGCACAGGTTTAGGTCTAATAAATGCGGTATTTAATGTATCTACTAATTCTGATCGTTCGGTTAATAATCTAGTATAATTAGATGATATAACTGGAATAACTAAATAACTAACACCACTAAATGTAGCTCTATTAGTTATGCTGAATTGATCTAATATAGGTGTTTGACATTCTATATATAGATTCTTGATTAAACTAGTTGTTGATAATTCGCAAGTCATGTTAATTAAAGTGTATAACTCCGTCAATTACAAGTGTAACAAGTATGAGTAAGAAACAAGTAATAGAATTAGAATGGTTTAGTGTAGATGAGATGTGTAGATGATGATGATAGTGTAGTTATTATTGAAGATAAGTTAACTAAGTTAATAAATGAGGTAGATAATGTCCGAATTTGAATGCTTCTATAAAGGTACTGATTTATATTTTACTGGAAACATTAATAACTTATCATCAACTAAGTTTGTTTATCTATTGCGTGAATTAGAATCTAATTTAAAATCATCTGCTGATAAATCAATTACTATTTATCTAGATTGTTATGGTGGATGTGTAACTAGTTCACTTAAGATGTATGAAGTTATTAAACGTAGTTCACTTAATATAACTATTATTGCAGAAGGTTATGTAGCTAGTGGTGGTACATTATTATTATGTGCAGCTACTAGTAAGTGTAGTAGTTATACAACATTTATGGTACATGAATTAAGAGGTAGTATTAAGCATGATTTAACTGGAACTAAGAATGTAATTGATTGGTGGGATAAATTAGAGTCATATTGTATGGAGTGTTATAAAGACACTAAGTTAACTAGCAATATGATGTTGAAAGATACATATTTAACTGCACAACAAGCTTTAGAATTAGGACTTATTAGTGAAATTATATGAACTTAAATGAATACTCAACTTGGTTAATTGAATTTAGTAATAAGTATGCAATTGCAGATGAGCGAAGCAAATTGACTGTTTA